CACCTAATGTAGAACTTCCTCCTGCTCCACCTAGGTTATTATTGACATAAGAAGTAGAAACAGTAGCGGATACACCGCCGCCGCCTTTTATATTAATAGTGCCGTTTGAACTAGTTCCGCCTGCGCCAGAGCCACCAGGAGTAGCGCTACCACCAGAGCCACCAGTAGCTGAAATAGTGGTAATTGATTGTGTTCCTGAAGCAACAGAAGAAGTACCACCAGTTCCACCATTACCACCAGCACCTCCAGCAGTACCAGCGCCGCCTACAGTAACTGCTAAAGTAGCGCCAGGTGTTAATCCAGTTAAATAAGAAATGGCAGTTCCGCCGCCGCCGCCACCGCCGCCAGCGCCGCCCGTACATCCGTAAGAAGCAGAACCGCCGCCACCGCCGCCACCGCCGACAACAGTTATTTTTAATTTTGCAATGCCAGATGGAATTGTAAATGTTCCATTTGATGTAAATGATTGACCGCCTACTCCAGTATATGCGCCAGATGCAGTAACTGTTACCGCCCCAGTTGCACCTGATACTGAAATTCCAGAACCAGCAACAATAGAAGTAACTCCAGCATTTGTAAGTGTTACGGAAGAACCTAAAGCAACTGCTCCACCACCAGACATACCAGTTCCGGCGGTTACAGTTACAGAACTATTTTGTAATCCAGTGTTATCAGTTTGACCTGATGAGTTAAGTTTGTTCGCAAATTGCGATAAGTTAAATGCTTGTGTCATTAGACTGCTCCAGTTCTGGCGAAAGTTTGTTGAACCATAATAGTTGTAATATTATCAGGTGTGTTGCTTAAAGTATATGATCCAGTTGCGGTTGTAAAGTCTGTTCCTTGCTTAAAAAGAACTCCGTTACTAAATAAATTAAATGCATTAATATTGTATGAAAACGGATAAATAGTTTGTCCAACAATTGTAAATGCATCCACATTCACAGGAGTTCCGTTGGCTACACCAAGGTTATTTGGTGTCCATTGAATTACTTGTAAATCTCCCGATGCATTGCCAACAAATGTAATATCTTGTCCACTAATGTCATAGTCTTGTGCATTAACTATTGTTCCGTTAAGGAATAATAATTCAAATCCATTGTTAAGGGTAAACCCTGATGCTGTATAAGTGGCTTGATCTGTCAATGTTGCACTATTTCTACTAAATGAAGCATAAACACCAGATGTAGCATTTACTGATTTGAATGATGTAATAGTTATTACATCGCCAGTAGTAGCGCCAACTGATAATGTTACTGTGCCAGTAGAGCCGCTTGTATCTGTATATTCCGATGGGTCTAATAAACAGCCATTTTGCATTACCCAGCATTGGCCGCTAATGTATCCAGAACCTCTGGTTACTGTAAATACAGTTTGCCCGCTGGTTGCGGTAAATACTTGTTGTGTATAGTCAAAATCATCTGGTGCTTCAAATCCTACAATTCGACCATAAATATCTACTGTCAAAGTTGCAACAGAGGATGTTTTTGTATATGGGCCACCAAAATCTAAATATTGTTGAAGTGATGCAACAATATTGCCTTGCGCATTATTGGTAACAGCAATTTCACCAGTACCAACTGTTGTAGTACCAGTTTGAATTAACTGTCCAGTTCTAACATCAAGGTCAATAGTATTTGTTCCGTCTGGTAAACCAGCCCAAATAGATGGATCATACACAGCAGTTGATGTTGGAACAAAAGAGCCTGTATTTGCCGCATAAGCCGCAAAGCCAGAACTAAAGCTAAATTTGCGACCAGTTCTATTGGAATACAAAAGATAAATAAGCGCACCAGATGAATTAAACGCTGAAGGTGCTAAATACCATGTGTAATCTGCTGGATTTGTGCTGATGTCTGTTCCAGGGGTGTTATGCAAACCATAATATGTATGACCCCTTGGGTCTAAACTAAATCCTGTTCCTGTAATGCTATCTGCATAAGCTACATTTAAATATTTATCAGTAAATTGATATGTGCTTGGCCTCCATTGCAACAATGTGCTATGAGGGCTATATGCCGATGAAGCAAGGCTATTAACCATGCGGCTAAAGAAATACCAATCTCCCGCTGGAATATTTGTTAATGTAATATTTGGCAATACTGTATCAGTATTCCAAGGAGTCCCATTGGATTGGATTTCACTTGTTCCAGCAAAATACATTTGTTCTTGTAATGGATTTGTAAATGCTGAATACCAAATTTCTGCATATTGAGTAATACCCGCTGGAGCAGTTCTAGTTTGTATTACAAAAGATGGGTTTGTAGCTGTTGGGTATTGTGAAACAATAAATGGCGCTTCTGGAATGCCAAAGAATGTTGGATCACTAATACCAGTATTTGGCGCTGGACTAAATTGAGTTACTTGAACATCGTCATAAACAGCCGCGTTATATTCTGACATATTCAATTGAACTCCAATTGAACCATCATCGTTGAACTGTTGAATTATTTTATTAATTCTAAATGGCTTTGCAACCCAACCATAATTGGAGTTTGTCAAAGTAACAATATCTCCAGAATCCAATTGAATTCCAACAAAGTTGACTGTAACTTGAACTTGCAAATCTTCTCTACCAGATTTTAATGTTCTGTTTGCAATATATTGAGCAGTAACGCTATTGTTTACAAGCGGCAAACTTAAAGAAACTTTATTTACTGGCTCATTTGGATACAATAAAGCAGGATCAATTTGAGCCAAATCAAATGTTGTTGAATTAAATGCGTCTTGATTTGAATTATCTGGGAATTTGCATTCAACTACATTGTATGAAGATGAAATATCTAAAGGAGTAATTTGAATAGCAGAAATCATATTGCTATCATTAATATCCATTACATAATCAGTTGATGGTGATTGAACTATTACACCCCATTGTGCTGTAATTTCATTGTATTTAATTAAGCAATCACAGCAAGTAGCCATTGATTGCAGATTTTCCATAACAGTAGATTTTGTATCTAAAGTTCCATTAAATTTAAATCTTGGTTGAGTTGCATATCCTCCACCAGAAAGAATATATGTAAAGTTTTCATTTGAATATGCAGTTAAAGCATCAAGACTATCTGTATTAATTTGATATGCTGGAATAGCACATCCATATCTAGTGTTAATCAAGTAATCATAAAAACAATCGCCAGTATTTGTTCTGCTATTAGTTACTTCAAATTTAGTTGTTTCTAATCCGCGAATGTTGGCAGATTGACTGTATGACAAATGTAAAATTGCAAAAGCGCAATTTGTCATTGTTTTAGATGTATCCCATGTATATACAAGTCCAGCAGTTTGCATTACTTCAATAGCTGTTTTACTTGAATTAGTAGGACTATTTGAGCCGTTACTATAAAGATAAAATTCAATTTTTCCGTTTACAGTTGTATCTTCTACACCAGTTGATTCATCTAAAAGGCTTGCAACTGTGTATCCATTGCTTTGAAATTGAACTTTTTTACCGCCAAAATAAATATCGCCAAATGTAATAGTGTCAGCAGTTTGTCCACTATTAGTATTAGTAACTTCACAAATTGAAAGAACATAATAAAGTTCTTGATTGTTTTCGCTAATACTTAAATCAGTTACAGTTCCTCCAACATAAGCAGTTCCATAAACAACAGGAAGTTTATTATCGGTTGCTGGAGTAACTTGTTGGCGATTCCCTGGGTTTGGACTACCTCCAGATATGCCATTGTCAAAAGATGGATTATTAGCAAGAGCTTTGGTAACAATAGTTGCCACAATCATATTGATTGCAAATGCAGTTACGGCTACATAAGTTGCTGACAAATATCCAGCAGTAACCAACGCTGTTGCTATTGTCATACCAATAGCAAATACTGGTGATGCTAAAGTAAGCAGTGATATAAATACCAGTATTCTTTTAATCATCATTGAATCCAATTCTCATCCAGCTTGGTAAATCCAAACTTACCATATTTTATATCAGGGCTTGTAACCATTTTGGCTATTGCAAACATAGATATTCTGCCCTGCTCTTTTAATTCTTTGCCATACTCTACATACTTTTTTAACAACCTATAACCAACACTTGTATTTCTTTGTTCTGGCTTTACATACCACGCTAATTCTTGCATCTGTAATGTTTTATCGCACCAAATTGTTGGTGTAATAATAGCCATTATTAATCCAACACCATCTTCTATAAAAATAACTCCAGCGCCAGCCAATATGGTATCTAATAATCTATTCCAATATGGCTCATTGTCAAGATTATGATATTGCTTGATGCCAGCTTCGGCCCTAAACAGTTTCATTAATTCTATTATTTGTGTTTTATCGTGTTTTGTGGCTTTTCTTATCATTATGAATTTGGGCTTGCGCCTTTACCAAAGTTGTAATTAATGTTTGTAATAAATGGAACTCTATCCATACTGGTATCGCCAGGGGTAAAAAACTGCCAGTTATTATCATTGGTAAATCTTCCAGCAGTTCTATTTCTAAGAATAAGCTGAATTGATGAAGCATTTACACTAATAACACCAACAAATTGGCGAATTTCTTCCATCCATGTTTCTTGGATGGCAAATGAATTTATATAGCCATTAAAAAATTGATATAGGCCGCCAGTTCCACCAGTTGTGATTAACTCACCATCAGTGTTAAAGAACCCTTTCCAAGCTTCAATTTGACTTCCTTTGATTTCTTGTCCTAAAACCCATCCCAACATTGCCGTATCAATTCCAACCATTGTAAATATGGTTTCATTTGCTGTTGATTTAATATCTCGCTGAGTATCTCCAACTTTTATCAAAGTGCCTAATGCACCAAATGGTTGTGAATCAACCGCAGGTACTGTTATTGCTGATGGAGTGCTAGCAAATCTATAAGTAGCAGAAGGAGTTGTTACTCTAACAAAATCGGCATAACGGATGTTATTAGTATTTTGAACTGGTGCAATATTATCCATTACAGGACATCCTCAAAAGCTTTAAATGATCCAGACCATTGAATAAATGAATCATTAGCAACGCATGGTACTAATGTATATGTTGGATAATCTCTAAGTATTACCTGAAATGTAATTCCAGTATAGGTTGTTCCGCCCATACTTACAGTAGTTCCGTATTCTCCAATAACAGCCGCAACTGGGTTTGTTAATGTAGTTATTAAATTTCTATGAACTGGAATTGTTACAGTAGTTCCTGATCCACGCAATACATCAGCAGTAGCAATATAAGAATACAAACCAACTTGACAAAAATCTCCAGCCTTTACAACATATTTTGTTGATGGCATATCTACATTAGATGGAAGATTGCCAAGAACAAGATTTTTGTTTGCAGAACTTGTTTGCCATAAAGCGGAACTTATTTGACCAGAAGTCATTTCACCCTGGTAGGCAACATAGCTTTTCCATCCAGTAGATGGGAAATTTAAATATTGTGTCAATGCTTTATCTGGAATGCGTAATGAATTTAATAGGTCGCGATTTTTGCTGTAATACAAATAATTCATTGGCTTCATTTCAAAAGCAAATGGAACTACTGTAAGAATCTCAGATGTTGAAATTCTTTGATTTCGGCTAATAACTTGACCAATAAATCTTTGGTCATTGATTCCGACTGATTCGCTAATAGCGAGAATTTGATTAAGGCTCATAATTATCTACCCGCTGGTACTGAACGATTGGCTGATTGATTTAAACTCCAAATCGTCATTTTATTTTTGGCAAGGAATTGCATTCCTGATTGTGTATCAATCGCAGACATATTAGCAATATAAGGGCCATTAAATACATTTTGTGCTTGACCAGAACCATAATCATTCATTTGTTGATTTGGAATAATTGTTCCAGCGCCGCTTGGAATAAATAATTCTGGGCCATTTTCCCCAACTAATGTAGGAGCATTAATAAATCCTCCATCTGCGGCAGTTCCGTAACTACCACCTGAAACAATGCCAAAATTTCCTGACCCAGTAAATGCCCCACCAGGGCTTGCCCCACCAGCTATGGCAGTAGAACTCATTGAGCCAAATACGCTACCAAATATTGAACCCATACCGCGCATAGCGGCCATAGCCATCATTTGCGCTTGAATTTGCAATAAGCTTGCAACTACTGATAATGCAAAATTTTTAAAATTAAACTTGCCAGTAATAAGGAAGGCTTGAATTGCCTGTGTCATGCTTTGGAACACAGCCGCATTGACATCCTTAATGTATTGAAGTTTTTCACCAAGAAGAATAATTTCTTCTCCAGTTTTACCAATAGCTTCTTGTTCTGCAACTAAAGCCTCTTTGGCTGTATCGGTGAGCTTTTCATCACGCATGATCTTAGCAATCTTTTGCGCTGTTTCAAGTCGTTTTTCAGCAATCTTGGCTTCTGTTTCAGTCATAAAGATGTTGTCTTGATAGACACCCATCTTTTGTTTTTCCATATCTAAAGCATCTTTTTCAGATATTTGTCTTTCCTGAACAGCTTTGTATTCTTCGCGGTTAATTTTTTGCTTTTCTTGGGCCGCCTTGCTTTCTTCCATTAAAACAAATTCTGCAAGCTGTTTATATCTCAATGAACTTTGAGTATATTTTTCAGTTGCATTTTGTTGCTCTATTTCTAATGTTTTTTCTGCAATACGCTTGGCAGATTCAATTTGAACCTTTTCCATTTCGGTTGCATTAAACAAACTATCTTGATAAGCCTTATCAATAGATTGTTTTCGAATATCTGCTTGAATTGATAATGACTTTTCTAATCCACCAGCTTCGTTGTAAGCTTTAATTTGTTGCTGTTTTAAAGCTTCTGCATTTGAATGATCTGTTGCCTTTTTATTTTTATTGGCAATGTCATCTTGAAGCTTTTGATATTCGGCCAGAGCCGCATCCATTTCTTTTTTTCTATCAGCAGATGGGGCCATGCCATAAACTGTGCTTGCAGTCCTTAGCTTAGAAACTGCGGCATCTAATAATTGAGAATCGCCAGCTTCTTTACCAATTGAAAACAATGCATCCTTAACATTGCCAACTGTCATTAAGAATTTATTCCATGCGCTTTCTACAAGGCCAAGGTTTCTTTCTTGATCTTCAAATGATTTATTCAATAAATCATTTTGATATTTCAATGCTTCAGATGCTTTTCCTTGTTTATTTAAAGCCTCAATATGCTTGTATTGAGCAAGATTAAGGAAATGGTATCTTTCATTAAGCTTCATTGCTGATGAAGCAGAGCCATCCATAGATGGTATTAGGCTGTTAGCAACTGCTTCAGCAGATTCACCGCTAAGCCTTGCGATGTTAGCAATAACCTCTGCAACGCCATCTAAGTTTTCTCTAGTAACTTTTCCAGATGAAACTAATGCGCTAAATATAGATTTAGTATCTGTAATAGATACATTTAACTTGTCGCTTAAAGCTGATGATAATTTGTCAAAGCTTTGAGTTGTAACGCCAGCATAATTATTTGTAAGAATTAAATCATCGCGGAACTTTGCCGCTTCTTTTGAGCCTTGGTAAAAACCATAAGCTAATGCCGCCACTGCCGCCGCCGCGCCCGCAAATGCTACTTTGCTTAAAGTAACTGCTTCTGCAATACCAGCAAACAATGGTTTAAATCCACCAAATTGGTCTTTTAATTGACCACCCTGTTGCAATAGAACCATCAATGGGTTCTGACCGCCAGCCAAACTGGTTACGATGTCGGTTGTTTGATACGCCAAGGCCTGCTTTAGGTATCTGTCCATTCCAGATGTTTGACCGCCAGCACCTAGCTTTTTGTCAGCGGCCGCTAACTTATCCAATGCCGCCGCTTGGGCCAGCATACCTTGGACAATAGCTTCTGAATCTTTAATCTTGGCAAGACGAGCAAAACGACCACCTTCTGCAAGAGCGCGTTCCATCTGGGTTACATGAGTAACTTCTTTGCCGTAATCCTGAACTGCATATTGAAGCCGCTGAATCTCTTTGGCGGCGGCCTGCATATCGGATTCGATAGCGCGTTTAAGCTTTTTATTGGTAGCTACTGCCTCATTAACGCCAGCGGTAAATTCCGCCGTATCAATGGCTAGTAATACTCCTAATCTTGCCGCATATTGACTACCCATTATTTAATCCCTCGCCGCCGTAAGCTTTTCCAATAATCAGGAATAATTTGACCTAGTTGCGATTTTAATACAGATACCACTTCATTGATATTGCTTTCTAACGCAATACGCAAAAATGGTTGTGCTGTAGTTCTAGCATTTCCAAACTCTTGTGAAAGAGATACGGCAGATTTTTTTACTGACACAACTGTAATAGTCGCATCTGTTTCCTCAACATACTCAGACATCTTATCGCCCTGATTTGGGATGCGAGAATCAATCCTTGCTGTATCTCTTAAATGGATGCCAGAAGTATTATGAAGCGCATCGTATGGGGCGCGGTAAACCACATCGTCATATACCCTTTGCATGGCTACTCTGCCAGCCTTTGCAAGGGTTTGTTTAGCTACCAAGTCAGCCCTGTAACCATCGGCCAAAGCCTTTAACTGAGCATCAAACTCAGCAAAGCCTTCGGTTTCGATAGTTATTTTATCTGCCATTTTTTAGCTTCTTAGGCGCGTTTGGATGCATAGCAATATAGGTGGAAAGGTTTTCATTTGCTTTTGCCTTTATTTCTTCCTCTGTTAGAGGTGGAGAAATATAGTCGTGAGCCAATGGCAATATGGTTTCCATCTTATATGGTTCTGCCGTAGGTTTCAACTTGGAATTAAGATTACCAGTTGTTAATGCGCTTAATGCTAATAGGACAGATTTCTGTCCTAGCATCCCATCATGTAGCATGATTTCTATATTACGCATATCGTCAGTCGGTATGTTGTCGGGACACCCACCATGCGCCCAGATATAGGCTCTAGCCTGCTGGTGAATATCCCGTATTAGTTTTTTCGGGCATCCTTATATCCAGGTTGGATAACTTCAGTAATCTTGCCAAGAAGTTCAATTTGCACTTGCAAAGGGAATTCTTCTGCAATTTCTTCGTATGTAATATCTGAAATATCGCCATCTACTGGAATCAAAAGGCGAATGTATTCAACAATCTTTTGTTCCATGCGGATAATAGATTGCACATTCTCGCGATTGATTTCTACATCTTTTGTATCTTCGCCTTCTAGCAAAGATTTCATTTTGGCAATGCGCGCATCAATTACTTCATCAGATACAGTAATGAAACGCTTTGTAATATTCTCTAGTTCTGCATCCAATGGGACACGAACTTTAAATGGAAATCCACCTAGTTCAAATTCTTTTGTACGAATGGAATCATTGATCTTGAATGCTGATGCAAGTCTGCTCATGTGTTATCACCTTTTATTATCTTAGAAAATATTTTGTTGTTTAATTCAATTGCATAATCAACAACCTCATTGGGGGTCATTGTATTGGCATGAAGCTTTGCCAATTCGTAGCACATATATATACCGACAATACGCTGTTGAGGAAAGCCAAACCAGGCTTTTCCGCCATTTTGCGATTGGGTAACAATGAATGCGAGTAAATCGTCTGCGTTTTTTATGTCTGTCATATATTGTCAAAAGCCCCCTTTCGGGGGCTATTGTATTAAGGATTTGTTGTCCAGCCGTAGCTGTTGCCGCCAACTGGGTGAATAGTAAAGATGAATTTACCTTCAGCAGATGGGGACATATCCCATTGCAAACCACCAACGCGAGCATTGAATGAGTAAGCAACAGTATCTGTACCATCGTACACAGCAACTGTGTAAGTACGGATTGTAGAACCGCTATAGCCATCAGCGCGAATCTGGAGCAATGCTGGATCAGCAGAATTCCATGCGGCAGTGATAGTCATAGAAGTAACTTGGTTTTGAGTAGTGATCTTAGCACCAGTACGCGCACCAGCAACTGAGTAAGCGGCTGAAGCATCATCAGCACCGAAAGCTGGGATAGCTTCTACTGGAACGAACATACCATCAGTGCCAGCACCGCCAGCTTCTGTACCAACGATGTTAGCAACTTGGCCTGTCCAAGTAGATAACTGAGCATCAGTTAAAGGTGTAGGATCAACTGCATCTTGCATCCATAGGGTTGCAACATATCCAGGTAAGACTTTATTGATTAGTGCCATTTTAAATACTCCATAAAAAGTTAATAAATCTTGTCTTATGCTGGAACATAAATCATGCAATCTAAGAAAATCTGATTCATTCCCAATTCATTATCGTAACTATTATATAGCCAATGCACATCAGCCTTGGCTA